ACTTGAAAAAAAGCCCCGTCATTATCAGCTTCTTTCTTAAAGCTGACATGGCAGTGCTTAACATGTTTGTTAGCCCCTGTGTATTTCCGCCACTTCCAGTTAAGGATCTTGGAACAGATGTGTCCATCAAAGATGATGTAAGCAATACGCGTGTCTGCTTTTGACTTTGATAAGGCACGAAGCTGATCTGCAAGATCGCCCATAATGTCTGGCTTTGATCCCTTGAATAAGTCACGATCGACATCGATGGCGCGTACCCAGCCCTGCTCATCTGGATTATGATCAGACTTGCGAGCAGCGTGTCGGGTATCACCGATCCAACCATCCGATGTGCGGTCACGATCTGGGAACGAGTCATCTATCTGCTCTCGTAACTGGATAGCAGCTTTAGATAATCGGGGTTTGATGTTCGACATTGGAACATTCCCATCGCTTTAGGCTGTTAAGTAATAATTCATCATGCCCACATTCAGGCATTGGTGCAATAAAAGCATCATCTACTGGATCGTAATCATAACCAATAGCCGCAAAGTTAAATCTAATGTTATTGTTGTAACTTGTTTTAATCCAAGTACCACCTAGCGAGTTCATAAAAGATTCGCCTTCGTCTGGCTCATTGTTATCTCCAACAAGAACGCGAATAACTTTGTTATTTTGATCCACCTCTGCCCAATGGCTCATACTGCATACCTCACAATTACTAAACCTGAACCGCCCGCGCCCGAAGTCGAATAAGCATCTCCATAGGCTCCACCGCCACCGCCACCAGTATTGGCAGTTCCGTTTGCGCCATTACGAACGCCGCCCTCACCACCAAGACCACCGCCACCATTTCCGCCAGTTCCGACTGGTGCTGCGTTTCTTGATGCACCACCGCCACCTGCGTACCAATAAGTCCCGCTAATGTTTTGACCAGTTCCTGTTACTGATCCAAAAGTTGAATAAGTTGAAAGTCCATTACCGCCATTTTGTCCGCTACCAGCAGCCCCTGCGCCACCACCGCCGCCAGAAAGATTACCTGCTAAAGAGTCAGCACCAGCGTTACCTTGACCTGATGTACCTGTTCCGCCAGTTTTATTTGTGCCTGATGAAACCGCGACTGCACCGCCACCTGAACCACCATTGCCACCATTGTTTCCTGATGAAGGTCCAGCACCATAGCCACCACCGACAGCAGTAAAGGAAGAAATTGTGGTGTTATTTCCAGCATTTCCAATTCCATCAGAAGTTTTAGAAGCACCACCTGCACCAATTGTTACTGTATAAGATGCAGCTGTTAATGTTTGTGATGCGGAATAAAGTAATCCGCCAGCACCAGCTCCACCGCCCCAACTAACACCGCCAGAACCACCACCTGCTATGCTTAAAATGTCACAAGATAGAGACCCACCAGATACACCTAAAGTTCCGCTAGAAAGAAAAACTCGATAGTTGTAACCGCCTGAAGTGTAAAGTGTTCCACCCGTTACAGTTACTCCAGCAGCACCACCACTAGAAGCAATGATTCCAATTAGGCTATTTAACATTATGCAATAGCACCCAAAACAATCCATGAGTTTGCTGCAAGTTTAATTGCAACAGCAGACTTGTATCGCGCTAATACTGGTGCTGCGCTTACTGTTCCTGCACTAACCACAGTAGTAGTGCCAGATGTGACAGCCTGAATCGTAGTAATTCCTGCACCCTTTTGATACACCACTAGGGTCGTGCCAATAGGGAAGTTGTATGTTGCATCGGTAGGGATGCTGAAGATGTTAGCCGCTGCATTGTCCATAGTCACGATCTGATTAAGACCATCTGCCTTGACTGCTGTATAAGTAAGGCCAGTCTGTGCATTGACAGTCAGACCAGCGAACTTGGTGTCGATGTCCTGCCCAAGCTCTGCGATAGCAGTCGCGCCATTCTTAACTAGGTCGCTTGACTGTGGAATGTCAAAACCAAAGTTTGTTGTTGTAGTTGCCATTAGGTTAGTGCTCCAGTCGCGTTAGTCCAGATAAGTGTAGCATTTACGCCTGTCCAAACGAGCGAGGCAGGCAATACTGTTTCCCATTGTGTAGTGGATAATGAGAAGTCTGTTGCTGAGATGTAAAGGGTAATCTCAGTAAAACTAGGGGTAGCGCGTAAGGCTACATTTTCGACAAAACCATCAAAAAATCCACCGAATAAGTTAGTCGGTAGGTTTTGGATCAAAACAGGCTGACCAAAAAACACGCCAATCAAAGAGTTACGCATGGCATCTGGCATGTCTGGATTGTCTAGTCTAAAAGTAATTGCTCCCAATGAAGCTCTAGGGTTTTTGCGTAGGTTTAACTCGCGTGATGCAATGTCAGTTATGTCTGCAAGGTTCTTGATGTTGGAGTCGAATGATCGCTCAAAGAGGCCGTAAGAGGCTATAGAGTCGCTGTCAGAGGTACTGTATGTGCTGCCGTAGCCTGTTGAGTAGCGGTAGATAAGGCTGTTACGGATGCGAGCAGTCTGAGTTGTTGAGGTGATAGAACTTGGTGTTGCATACGAGCCATCGAGGTTAGTAAAGCCATTTGTTGCAAGGTAGTTAGATCTGTGGTCTGCATCGTCATAGGAGACATCTCCATCCTTTTCCTCATAGAGAGTGCCTAGTGCACTAGTAGCAATCTGATCTGCGAGGGTCTGAGACTTGGCAGAAGCACTAGCTGCAACGGCAATCATTGTGTAGAAGCCTGAGTCAATTGTGCCAATGTAACTCTCGGCATCTGCCCATGTAACTGTCGGTGGATAGGTTGCCCAAGTAACTGTAGGTGTTACCTCTGCCCATGAAAGGTTGAGAGCATTGCCTAGGATTGCTGCAATCTGTGCGCCATCTAGACTCTCAACTAAGGCAGTGTTATAGACCGCCTTAGTTAGTTTAGCCAAGGAACCAATACCTAGGATCTTGCCAGTCGTGATGTAGCCAGTCTCATCTGGGCTTCTGACCCCAATGTTAAAGTCTGATACTTCTCCACCAAAAACAGTGACATAAGTACCGCTAGAGTTTTTAAGTTCTAGGGTTATTTCTTCTGTGACATTTATAGTGAAGTCTGCCCCAGTAGTGTTGATAAGTTCTACTTGGCAGTAACCTGCACTGCATTGACGATCAATGTCTAAACGACCAGCAGCAAAAGACACAGAGGTGACAGTCGTATAAACATCATCACCTACTGTAACTCGCCATTCTGGAAGCCATGTCATACTGCGAATAGACCCCCAACTAAGGTGCCACGATTTCTGGCATTTGTAAGAACTTCGTCAATGGCTTCTGCAATAGCATTAGGATCACCGATGCCAGTATTGACATTGATCGTAACTCCAGCAGGCAACTGGTTACCTGTGCCATTTGTGCCTAGTCCAACTACAGAAGGCATGGATGGATTAGATGCTGAAACGGATGGAATAGAAGCTCCGACAAAAGGCTTATAGCCGCCCAGTGCTGCTTGTTGCTCTTGATTAAGAGCATTGAAAGCAGAAGCAGCAGATCCAGCAAAGCCATTAAAGTATGATTGCAAAGATGCTAACTGCTCCTTGACTGACATAAAGTTCCAGTTCTTGAAGACATCATCCAGAGGCTTGATACTTGCTAAAGTGGTGACTAACTTCTCTGTGTTCTTTTGTGCCTCATCGAGCATCTTTGTGTATTTTTCAATCTGGCTAATGTTCTCATCTTCAATGGCCTGCATTAACTTCAAGCGGATGCGTTCTTCTTCTGAGATCTTTCCCTTTAGTGCTGCTTCGATCTGGATCTTTTGTAGGTCAAAGATAGCCTTAGCCTTTGTAAGTTTTAGATTTTCCTTGTTTACTTTAAGAGTTTCTTTAGCCAATTTAGTTTGAGCAGATGTAGAAGATTTAGAACTCTGACCAGAAATAGTCATAGGTGTGCTAAATGGTGCAGGCTTAATCTGATTCGATTGCCCTAACGCTCTAAGACCTTGCAAGTAACTGCCTAAAATAGGGATCATTCCCACATTAAGATTAGAGAATCCTGGCAATGACTTTAACTTATCTGCCAAAACACCAATGCCACGGATTACATCTGCTGTGTATTCTGCTGTTTCTTCCATGCTTGCAGCAAGATTTGCAACCGAGTCATTATTGCCAAGACCAGTTAAAGCATCAATAAGACCTGTGCCAATAATCTCTTGGACATTAGCAGATGCAACAGCCAATTTGTCCATTGATCCTTGGAAGGTTGAAGCAGCAGCTGTTGCTGAACCTTTGAAGGTAGTAGCAAGATCGTTAGTGATGTCGTAGAAAGATTTAGTCTTTAGGTCTGCCTTGGAGATACCTACACCTAAGCGAGTCAATGCTGTGTTGTTGCCTAGGTAAGCCTTGCTTAATGCTGCTGTGACAGAGCCTAGGTCTTTGCCTGTGGCTGCACTTATGTCTAAAGATAGATTAAGAAGTCTTTGGCTTTCTGCTGTGTCGCGTGTGGCAATAGCCAAGGACTGATAAGCAGGGCGAAGCAGATCATCGACAATGCCGAACTCGCTTTGCAGACGCTGGATGTAACCTTCTGCACCTGCAGCATCTCTTTCTAAGCCCACATTCTTTAGAGCTAGTGCTAACTGTTGCTGTGCTTTCTGATCTGCTGCAGCAGCTTTAACAGAAGCCTTGCCAAAAGCAATGACTGCAGAAGTACCATAAGCCAGACCTACCGCACCTGCTAACTTCTTAACACCGCTAGTAAGTTTCTGAGTTGCGCTATCGGCTTGCTTAAAAGCTTTGGCACCTGTGAATTCGGATGCAATGTCAATGACTATGTTTGCCATGATTAACCTCTCACCGATGCTCTTGCATTAAGTTTATTAGCAGCATTTGTTATTGCTTTAAGAACAGCATCTCTGGCTTTGCCGTTGTTTTCTTCATAGGCACGATACAAAGCGCGACCTTCCACCTTGCCATCGCCCTTCATACTTTGGCTAAACTTGGCATTTTGATTTTGTACGAATCTGCTTTGTGGAGTCTTACGGCCCATAGTTTCATAAATTGCTCCAGCAGCAGTCTTATTAAATACGCGAGCAAGAGATCTAAACCCTCTGCGATTAGGCTTTGATGGTGTGGTCTTGTAACCAATACCAGCCTTGACTATGCGAGCATTGTAACTAGGAAAGGTTGCCTCTGACATCTGACGAGGTAGCCATCCGCTAAGGACTTCACCTTGATCTGGAAGATAACCTCTAGCAGATTTAGTGATTGGCTTTAGAGCTGCGCCAACTTCTTTAGGTAATCCTTTAGCAAGATCTGGAGTAAAAGTTTTGAGAGCCTTACGGAGTTCAATGCCGCCCTTTACGCTTGCTGGCATCGCTGATCTCCTTTGCTTCATCTTTGAGACCTGCCACGAGTGCATCGAGCATGGTCTTGTCTAACTCTATTAAGTGCTGTGGCGCGATTCCCAACCTAATGCTTAGCCTAGCAATTAGATAGGTGAATGGAAGATCGCGCTTTAAGCTAAAGGGTCTGAATCAAGCACCTCGACACTTTGTAGTGTCTCAATGAAATCCATACCAAAAGGCTTAACAGATTCACCTGACCTGCGAGTGACTTCCCATGCCAACCAATAAACATCCGTCTGCTTTTCCTCATCGCGGAAAGCTTTATGAAAACCCTTTTTAGCGTATTGCTCAAATGCGTATTCCACTGCTGGGGTGATTTCGCCTTCTAACACGCTTCCATCTGTACGAACGATCTTTAGTTTTGCCATGGTTTGCCCCTTTGTTTAGTTGTTTAGAATGTGCCTGTTGTGGCTACTGCAATTGTTGAATTACATGTGAATGTAATTGACTGTGTGCCAATGTCTGCTACAGCACCATTGATGTCTGTAGTGTTATTGACTAGCAATGAAACTGTGTATAGAGGGTTAGTCGCTGAGACTGCTGTTCCCTTTGTCTGTAGGAATACTGCTGTGACAGTTGTTCCCCATGCAGCTTGCAGTGTTGCCAATGTCTTTGTTGCTGCTGTGTCATTTAGGAAATCAATAGTGACAGTTGATGCTTCCAAGCCCTTTACGAACTTGTGTGCTGTGTCGCCCATTGCTGTGACTTCTAGCTCATCGAATGTGCGGTTGATTGTTACTGCTGTTACTAGGTCTGAAAGATCGACAGAGTTGATCTTCACGCCGACCAAGTTATTTAGAAATACAGCCATGAGATTATTCCTCGTCCTTCTTAGTAGTTACTGGCTTTGATGGTGTTGGTACAACCTGTCCGATCTTGATCAGAAAGGCTTCGTTCTCTTTTTCCCAATCGGACATGCTTAACTCCAACTCGTTAGGATTGATACGGACATCTCGCAGCTGAGTAGGTCACCCGATGCAGCGTTGAGAATACTTGGTGCGCTGATTGCGCTTACATTATAGACCAGAGATGATGCTGCGAGCTTAGCGAACACGCCACAGACAGTATCTTCAATGCCGTTTAGGTTTCCTTC